AGGTTTCGGCTGCGGCCTCAAGCGAAATGTTCTCGGGCACTTCCGTTTGCAGATTGTCGCCGTCTTCCATGCGGAGCAGTCCGGCAAAGGTGATCTCCCCGACGCCATCGTGGACGCGGACAATGCCGGAGCCGAAGTCCAGTTCTGCAAGTACCACCATGCAGACCGATGCTTTTTCGGCCTCTGCGGCATTGTCGCCGCTGACTATTCTGCTCACGCAATGTCCTCGATCAGTGACATCTCAACGTCGCTGATAATGCCCGGTCGTGTAGCCCACGATACCCGCTCATCTGCAAGCATAAACCGCCCCATTGGGTTACGGAAAACCACCGGAGCATTGTCAGCCGGGGAGGTTCGAAGCGTCGGCTCGAACATGAGGTAGCCCTGCCCCGAGCCGTTCGAGTTAAGGTCGGCCGTCAGCCGCTTTAGTTCGCCATTGATCTCAACCCAATCGCCCGCCAGTGCAAGCCCGTTGGTCGAAACAGGCAGGCCGTCGATGTTCAGCCCTCCGCCGACTTGACTAGCGCCGTTGACTAACCCGCACCGGGCGACCGACCCATAGGTCAGAAACTGGAAGTCGTTAGCCGCGCGTCCCGATATGTAGTCGTAAAACGAAACGTTGGACGACGTGCCGGACGCGGTGAAGGTTTCGACGTACTTGCCCGCCGCAGTCCGCAGCGTGCCAGAGAGCAGCCCAGATGCGCCCTGCGACGTGCCAGCCATAGCCGCCGCGCGCACGTTGCCCTTGCCGGCGCCGAGCACGAAGCGCACGGCATACGGGGCGGAGGTTACCGTGGTGAGGGCGGATTGGTAGGCGTAGCGGTCACCAGTCACGCCCGTGCGGGTAAGCCGCAGCCCGAAGTGTGAGTCCGCCGACAGCGCCAACTCGGCATCGCTCGAGGCCCACCCGGTCGTGTTGGTCACGGCGGCATTGTTGGTCAGCAGTTCGGCATTGCTGAACGATCCCGCAAACGCGCCAGCCGGGTCGGAGAGGTGCAACCGGTTGGCCCGACCGCGCAACGCGGCAATGAGGGACAGCAGCCGCCGACGCTTGGCGGCAGAGGGCGCGCGGAAGATCAGCCGACACGACCAGCGATTACCGGGCCGTGAGTACGTCCGCGTGGAGCCGGAGAGGGCCGAGGAAAAAACCGCCGTGTTGTCGATCAGCGACCACTCAACATCAGAGGCCACAAGATCGGGAGGCAATACATAGTCGGTCATCGTCCCACCCCATAGCGCCGGTCAAGTTCTTCAAAGATGCGGCGGTTGTTCTCTTGCAGTATGCCCGGCAGTGCCGATTGCAGATCAGCCGTCGCGCCTCGTGCGTCGATATTGTACACCGGCGCGACAGTCATACCGCCCATCATTGCGCCATTCGGCACAATGCCACCCGATGAGCCGGGCACAAACAACTCTGGGCCACGCTCGCCGACGATGTACGGACGGCCAGCGGACACTGGGCCGCCAGAGGCGCGTCCTTGAATCGAACTAATTGCAGCCTTTGAGAAGTTAGCAAGAAACCCAGTCCCGCCCGTAAACATACCGAAAAAGGCGACTAGCAATTGCTGCGATATGATCTGCGCGAGCATCTGCCGAATCATATCGACAAAGCCTTTAAGCATTCCGCGCAGTCCGTCTTGGAATGGATCAAACAAGAAAGCCGCGAAGGATTGCTGCATTTGTCGTGCGGCTTCTTCAGCGAATACTGTAAGTTGCGTTAGTTTTTCTTTTGCGCCAGGAATAATTTCTCGCTTTCCTGTAACTTCTACTCCAGGCAAAATCTCGTCTATCTGTTCCATCATGCGAGCAGTTGCGACTTCTTGGCTAATAAGACCAGAGCGCAACAATCGATCAATTGCTTGCTCAAACTCTACAAACCCGGCAAGTGTTTTTTCAGTAGACGTCATCGTCATTTGATTTAGACGATTGAGTTCTGCTGCGGCTTTTTTTGTTTCTTCTGCTTTCCTTGCCTCTTGCTCTTGTAATTTTTTCTCAAGTTCAAGTCGGCCACGAAGAACGGCAGAATAAGCCTCCATTCTATCTTCTTCTGTTGCCATTGACTTAAAGCGGCCACGCCTTCCGCCCTCACCCTTGCCACGTTGCGAAGGGTCTACCGGCTGCGCCAACACGCCCAAGTCTCTGCCAACTTTAGTGACCGCACGTGCTGCATCTGCTGCAAACTTTATGACCTCTGTAAACCCGTTTATCAAAGTTGTGGTAAACGAATTAGCAGCAGCGACAAGAGCCGGGTCTTTTAGCGCCTTGTTGAAATTATCAAGTGCGCGCTGCCCTTCCTCTGTTTTCTTCGCAGCCTCGGTAATCTTGCCAAATGCACTAACGAGGATTGAACCAGTTAAGAGACCAAACGCAAGGTTTACCGCCTTCGCCGTCACCTTCGCGGTACGCTCGAGCGTCTTCATGCTTCGCATCGCCGAATTGATCGCGGCTTGCGTGCGATCAACTGCGGTGATTGTTACTTGTGCTTGCGCCATGATCGCTCCTGGTCGTCCGCTTCCATCTTGCAAGCGGCTAGAAGGTGATAAAAGTCGGCCTCTGTCATGCTGAAAATCTGTTCTGGAAGGACGGACAACCGGAGGGAAAGGGCATAGACCGCCCTAAGTTGTCCGTCCTCCATCATTTTTTTTCGGCATCCTCCACGCTTTGCGGCGTGTCGTTCATCGCAGAAACGATCTTGGCGATCACCTCTGGGTCGTAGTTGTTCAGCAGTTCGATTCGCTCGGCCTTGCTGAACACCCGCCGACCCTCGACATCTCGCGCTCGGACAATCAGCGTCGTCGCCATTGCCTCAAGATCGAGCACCGTGGCATCGCCTTGCTGCTTTGCGAGCAGGAAAATCTCCCGCCGCTCGGCCAAGGTCATATCGGGCCAGTAGTAAATCGTGGTGTTCCATTCTGGAACCACGATAGGGATCAGAGTCTCCGGCGTACGCCGGTCGGCAAACTGTGATTTTGCCTGCTCTTTCCAGTTCATAAACCCTCGCTATTATGACGTCGCCGCCGTGAGTGCGCCGTTGCCGATGAAGTTAAAGGTGATCTCTGTGATCGCACCGCGCTGGACATTGCGGGTGATCTCGGTCACGAGCGCATTGCCGCTGTAGCGGGTAGCGCCAGAGCCGACACCTTCTGGGGCCAGCACCAACGCCACGTTCGAGCCGGGAGCCAGCGCAACCTGTCCGCTCGTGTCGGTCTCATCCCAAAACGCCGTTACCGTGCCGTTCCACGACTTGATCGCGGTCACGTTGTACGTCTTGTCAAGATCGGACAGCGTGGTGTCCTCGGCATACTCTGCCGTCTGCGTGAACGAAAACGAGGTGACTTCTGCGACCGTACTAGCCGAGACCCTCACCAATCCTTCTGAACCATGATGATTTGCCATAACTCCTCCTAACTAATAATAGTGCCCGCGTCGGTTTCTGCCGTGCGGTACACAACCCGAAACTGCATACGTGCCGACCCAATCGGGGCATCCCCGCTGAAGTCGAGCGATATCTGCGTGTCGATTAACACGCAATCTTTTACCACTGCGCCAAGCGTATTGTCCGCACCGATGGCGTTCTCTACGCTTTCGCACAGTCTATCGAGCCGGTCGTCCAAATAGTCCGCATCTCGCGCCACGCACTCAATCACAACATTCAGTTCGCGGTCGAACTTTCTGGGATACGTTAGCGTCGTCTGCGCGACGGTTTCGGTGTTGGTATATACCAGCGCCATAGAAACCGTGTCGGCTGGGATCGGATAGACACGCGACTTACTTACCGTGTCGGCTACTGCCGCATTCGTCAGAATCGTGACGATGCTATCTCTGATCGTTTTGCGTGCGTGCGCCATTATGGGTTGCCCGTCTCAAGTAGGATAAAGCCGCCGTTCTCTTGCAGCATATTCGTGCCGTCTTGCAGCAGAAGATTGTTTTCCTCTGGTGCCTCAAGCCCGGTCGTTACCTCAAGCGTCAGCACCGTTACGCCAGTGCCGTCTGCCTTGAAGTTGCGAACGATGTACTTGTCACAGTCAATAAAAAGCAGATCGCCAAGTGCAGGCTTGCAGGGTAGCGCAGCCGTGGGGATCGTAAAGATCGGCACGCTGCTGCTGAATCCTGCCTCCGCGACATCGACGATCTGATAAGCGTTGTCGAATATACCGACGATGCTAAACCGTGCGCCCTTGTTTTTGTAGATGGCCGCCACGCCCCAATCGGCTGCGGCGAACATCGAGCGTCTGTCGAAGTCGCTCTCGAAAGTCACGCGGGCGCGCTCAAGTCTGTAGTGGCCTCAAGTACCAGCACGGTCACGCCAGTGCCATCCGGCTGTATTTCGCGAACCGTGTAAATGTCCTGCCCGTCGATGATCTTGTCGCCCTCCGCCGAGTCTTTCGGCATTGATGCGCTCGGGATCGTAAGCGTCATGCGCTCCGATGCGAACTCCGGCTCGGCTACTGCGACAGCCTGGTATGGCGAGTCGAGAATACCGCGCACGTTAAACCGCGTCTTTCCGCGTCGGTAGATAAGGTCGGTTGCAGCGTCCGAAAAGAACGCTCTGGTATCTGAACTGCTATAAACCGCCATATCTCACCGCCCACATTTCGCTCGTTGCGGTTGGCCCTAGCCGCGATACGTCGCCAGAGAATATCGACCTAAAGAGCCGATCCCACTCGTGATACGGTCTCGCAGACGGGTGAAGATTCACGCCGTCCCAGTAAGTCGGATAGTCCGCCGCAGCAATCACTATCGTTCCACGACACACGCGCTCAAGTTCTTTCAAGCCGGGAATTATATCCGGCTCAAGAACGTGCTCGATCACGTCAATACACGTGACGACATCAAATGACTGATCCTTAAACGGCAGTGCAGTAATGACCGCGTTATGTACACCATCGCCGCACAATTCCGGCACGGCTTCAGTGCCCATCGCATCGAATCCCATCTTGCGCGCTGCGGTTAATAGTTCGCCGCGCCCGCAACTGACATCGAGAAGTGAACCCGACAACGTATCCAGCACAGAGACCACCGGAAAAAGCCGGTCGTCTGCCATGCCATAGTGCGAGTATTTCTTATAGACCTCGCGGTACTTCTCAATCTCTCTTTGGCGGGCGTCCACGTTTCTTTTCCGGTGAGAATACTTCGGTTAAAAAGTCTTGGCGAACATACTGCACGGCCATCTGCCGCCCAATGAGCCATCGCCCAAAGCCATCATCGACATCTACCACACGACCGCGCTCTAGAGTTTGGCCGTTGTAAAGTCTTGACCGGATCATTTCGACTTTCATAAACCTTGAAACACCTTTGTTAGACAACCGGACGCCACACGAACCTTCTCGGGTTCTTTCATGTAATCACGAACCTTGACCCACGCTTGTATGTTTGACACGCCATCCTCGACGCGCAGATCGCCATTTTTGCTGTGCCAATATCTGCGGCTCGTCATGTAGTTGTCGCAGCCGCAGATGTAAATCTGCTCGAATCCAAGATACTCGGCAATCCATACGGCAGTGCCGCCGCTGAATCCGAAGTCTGGGCAGATGCCAGACCAAATATCGCACGCATCTTTGTGGTGCGAAATCACCGGAGCGTGACCGTTCAAGATCGGCCACAGTTCTTTGTCTTGGTAAACGATGTAATCCAAATTAAGCAAGAGAGCGTGTTGGTTCACTCCAACCAACACGCCCTCTCGCAGTAGCAAAGGCCGCACCGCCTTGAGGTCATCCACCAAAGCGGGGCCACCACCGAGGACAGCACAACGCTGCCCCCGGTGACGCCCTGCGTATGCGGCTAGATCAATCACTATTAGGTCGTGACGATCTCGTTGCACTCGGCGAACGACTC